CGATGAAATTAAAACATCAGATGGAAAAATTATTATCGCAACATATGGGGTGGCTGCTGTTGGTATCAATATTCCTAGGATTTTTAATCTCGTCCTTATCGAGCCTGGCAAGTCATTTGTAAGAGTAATTCAATCAATTGGTAGAGGCATTCGTAAGGCTGAAGATAAAGACTTCGTACAAATATGGGATATTACATCTACCTGCAAATACGCTAAACGTCATCTGACAGAGCGTAAGAAGTATTATAAGGAAGCAAGATATCCTTTCACAGTAACAAAGGTAGACATATAATGAAAAAATATCCAGTTAATCCAACTGAGTTTAATGTGAATCCTGCAACAGGATTTCAATGGGAATGGTATGATAGAGATTATTTCATTTCCAAAGACGGCAGAAAAGAATTCCCCGATCATCATTGTAAGATCACATGGGTAGCAAGTAAACCTTATATTAATAGTTTTAGAAATGCTATTGACATTGGTTGTAGAGACGGAGAATATACTAGATATCTACACAAACATTTTATTAGAACATTCTGTTTTGATTATAGATTCAGAAAACTTTTTACTAGAAATGTTGATTTAAAAAGAGTGACTCATTTTAGATGTGGATTAGGTAGCAAACACGAAGTCATTAGAGTTAGTGGTGGCGGAAGTATGTTCTCTGAAGGAAAACGTAAAAAGGAAGATTGGTATGAGGAAACTATCTATACATTAGATTCCTTTAATCTACCTAATATAGATTATATTAAAATTGATGTGGACGGGTTCGAAAGAAGAGTACTAGAAGGTAGTGTAGAAACAATTAGAAAATATTCTCCTCTAGTAGTCATAGAAGCTGAAAACGGAGATGAAACAGGTATCAGTTTCTTGCGAGACGAACTTAACTACGAAATTGCTGCGTGGGATAATCTACAACGTAACGTAGTAATGAGGAAGATTGTATGACAAAAATTTTAACACTAAACAACTATTCATTTGATTTAAATGAATTACCGGAAGAAGTAGAAGAGGATGCTAGATTCAGTGTACTTGATAACAGTGACCCTAAAGAACCTGACTTTTTCTTCATGCCGCTTATATTCTTAGAATCATTTAATAGTCCAGCAATATTAATGAGAATAGGAGAACACGAAGTAAAGATGCCGTTAGATTGGTCGATGCTAGTAGGGGATAGTGAATGTTTATCTGATCCAGAAGTATTACCATTAACTAGTATCAATGAAAGAGGATTTGAAGCATTTATTATGAATCCAATTAAAGGATATCGATACGATTGGGCTCCTGTAGAAATTATAAACATATATCAAGATGTAAGATGGTATTTTCCTAAAATGAAGAATGGACAACTACTATCAATACCGTTACACGATGAGGAAAATCCACCGTGTGCGTTTTTTGTAAAAGAAATTAGTAGGCAATCAGAAGTATTGGAATTAGCCAAGCTGATGTGATAATTATGTATATTAAGACAAAGAGGAAAGAAAGGAATGACAATGAAAGCAGGTAAGATCTGGGGACAAACAGAACTGATTCATGCCAATGGTGTGTTAGAATTTCACCGCATTGAATTCAAAGCAGGATTCAAATGCAGCGAACACGAACATCAATATAAATGGAATGGCTTCTTCGTAGAGTCAGGAAAAATGATTGTACGTGTGTGGCAAGATGGTGCTCAAGAAGGACTAGTAGATGAAACTATTCTTGGTCCAGGCGAATTCACACAAGTGAAACCAGGAAAGATTCATCAGTTCGAAGGTGTAGAAGACGGTGTAGCATTTGAACTATACTGGGCTGAATTTAACCACGATGATATTGTAAGAAGAACTGTTGGTACTAAAGTTAAAAAATAATGTATACTGCCGTTACAAGTTTTAACGAGAAGTATTGGACTGACATTACTTCGACAACAACTAAAGAATTAGATACTAATTGGCATCCTAATAGTAAACTTCTGTTCTATCACGAGTTATCCGATACAACTCTAGAGAATGCAAAGAAACAGTTTTCTTCTAGAGTTGAATGGATAGATCTTTACAAAGACTGTCCGGCAATTATACAATTCAAAGAGCGTTGGAAGGATAATCCTCGAGCAAACGGAGCAGAAGGATTTAAATGGGACGCTATTAAGTTTTCTCATAAAACATTTGCTATATGGCAAGCCTGGAAGAAAACAAAAACAGATTGGTTGATATGGCTTGATGCCGATTCGATTTTTTACAAACAGTTTGATCAAAACTTTTCTGATACTGTTTTTAAACCTAATATTATTGCAGCCTATGTAGGAAGACCTCACAAGTATAGTGAGTGTGGCTTTATGGCTTTTAACTTAAATAATCCTAAAACACATGAATTTTTAAAAGCATGGGAAGATCTTTTTGTAAGCGGAAGGTTTATTGATCTTAAGCAAACTCATGATAGTTACACATTTGATTTTATGCGTAACGAATTTAATGATCCTAAATCTTTTTATGATTTAAATGTTAGACAATCAGGCAAACATCCTATCCATGCTTCGTTAGTAGGACCGTATATTAATCATTCAAAGGGTAAAGATAAAACTTATAAGATTAATAAGTTTAAGACAAAACAATCTCTTAAATAATTTGATATTGTTCTAAACAGTCAACTACAAAGGTTCCGTTAGCAAACTCTTCAGGCGTAAACTGACTCCACGCAATATGCTCTAGCCACTTAGTACGATCAGGAAACTCAGGATTTAAAATCTTCTTTATATCAGTTCCCATAATTAAACTTACAGCACTATAGTCTACAGTATATGCAGGGTATCCTAGTATAACTGCTTCAACACAGGCCATTGTTCTTTCACCGATAACTCCTGTCGATGCTTGTAGATCTTCTAAAAAAGTAGGCCAACGAGCAGGATTCTTTCCACCTGCTTTCCTTCTAAATTTTACAGGACCATCCCAAAATTCTTGAATAGTATCTAGCATATTCTTCTTCCATGTTTCTAATGGAACTCCTGTTCTTTCTAGGATAATACCTTGTTGAGGTTCAATTACTAGTATTTGATTACCTCTTTTTTGTTTCCAATCTTCAACTTTTGGATCAAGTGTTTTTAATCTAGAATATGGCACATCTCTCATATTTAAATTATGAGAACCACCAAACGTTACACGTCGAGTATTGCGTCTTGGAATATTTAGACCCCAATAGCCATAATCAATTTCTATATGCTTATTACCTTTTTCTATCCATTCTTTATATGGAGATCTCCAGGGAGGATGATGTACAGATATTAGAATATAATCATTTGGTATTTCTTGTACTGTATTAAATGTTTTAGCACCGGCTCTGATAAACGGTTGCAGTATCCAATTAGATGACTTATTTTCTATTACTTGTGGGCAGATTGCATATTTTTTCATGACCTAGTATTTAACACATAAATATGAGTGTTAATGGAGAAAAGGAACACTAATGAAACTTGTTGGTAACTGGGTTTTGCCGGACTATGAAACTTTTCCAGAAGTGATTACCCGTGTAGAAAACGAATCTTGGTCTTGTATTGAGCCTATTGAAAAAGCTCTTAAGTATGTTAAGAAATATGACAATGCTATCGATATAGGAACATGGATTGGCGATAGCGTTAAAGTTATTGCTGAAAAATTTAAAAATGTATATGCGTTTGAAGCTAGAAGCGATGTATACAATTGTTGTGTTAATAACCTACAACGACAGAATATTACTAATGTAAAATTAGAAAATTATGCACTTAGCAATACAGATGGTAAAAAGATTTTACTTAACGGGCCGTCAACTTTTTCAGGGTGGATCAATACTAGAGATGATGAACCTAAACATCATTTTAAAGCAGAAGTTGAAGCACGTACACTAGATAGTTTTAATTTACAAGATATTGACTTTATCAAGATCGACGTCGACAGCCACGAAGGTTACTTGTTACAAGGATCTAAAAAGTTCTTTGAAACTAACAATCCTGTAATTGTTATGGAACATAAACTAAAAACCATAAAAAGGCAAAATACAGATATGCCTGACGCTGTAGAATTTTTAGAATCTATAGGTTATAAAAAGGTAGAACAAGCAACAAAAATAGATATTATATTTGTGAGATAACAATGGCTAAACTAAAGAATATAGAAATACAAACTGTCAAACACGTAGAAGAAAGTATTGCGAACAGCAACTTTAAAAACTTGAAATGGCACACAGGCGAATCATTAGATTTTTGGCCAACGGCTGCTATGAGTCAAAATAATTTGAATGGAGTAGTAACACAACTATTCGAACAATCTGGTCCTAAAGAGCCTATCTTTACAAAACAATCAAGAATTATGACAATGGGTTCATGCTTCGCTATGAGAATTAGAGAGTGGATGCAACGAAACCAACAAGTTAGTGATACTGTATTTGTTCCGGAAGGATTAAACAATAGTTTTGCTGTTAGGCAATTTATTGAATGGGCATTAACTGGTAACAGAAGTAGTGATGCATACTGGTACGATCAGGCTGCTGACAAAGGAATTTTTAAGTGGGAAAGCGAAGAAGAACAATCACAGATTAAAGAAAAATTTAAACAATATGACGGGTTTGTTATAACTTTTGGACTATCAGAAGTTTGGAGAGATAAAAATACTAAAGGTGTATTTTGGAGAGGCGTCCCAGACGGAATGTTTGATGTAGAAAAACATGAGTGTGTTATTAGTACTGTAGAAGAAAACTATGACAACATGAAAAGAATTATTGAATTAATTAGAGAACATTGTGGAGATAAACCAATTATCTTTACTCTAAGTCCAGTGCCACTTAATGCTACATTTGTCGGTAGACCTTGTGTAGTTAGTGACTGTGTGTCTAAAAGTATTTTAAGAGTTGCTATAGAACAGATCAATCAATTAAACTTTAACAATTGGTATTATTGGCCAAGTTTTGAACTTGCAAAATGGGTTCCAGCACATATGGATGTGAAGTCTTTTGGTGGTGATCCAAAACCCGATAAGAAGGGAAATAAGTTAACCGATTCACGTCACGTTGCTGAGTGGGCTGTATCAAATATTATTCAAAACTTTGTCAAAAAGTTTTTTAAATAATACTTGACTTTACTTGAGTTTTACTTTACAATAAAGTAGTTATGAAGTAAAGAGGAGAAATATATGTTACATAAAATTAGTCAGTTCTGTGACAAGATCGATTCTATTAAAAAAGATGCTGATAAACTTCGTGAAATAAAATATGGCGATACTAAAGGCTCTCTTGCAGAAATAGATAACCTCATAGCACAGATACAAGCAGACTGTTATCTTGTGTCTCAGGATAAAAGCCCTTATCCGAAGGCCAAGGATGAAAAGTAATGATTACCGAAAACTACAGAAAAATAATGAGCCTGGCTCATTCTGTAGACGACTACGGTAAGCGTAATAAGATACCTAAGCAACTGGTCAAATACATTGCAGAGAAATCAGCAACTTCAGTTTTAGATTTTGGTTGTGGAAAAGGACGTCTACGAGAAACTTTCCAACAGGTATTTCCAAAAATTAAATATCACGGTTACGATCCATGTGTACCCGAATTCAATACTGCATTACCAAACGTTGATCTAATCTTTTCTACAGATGTACTAGAACACGTTGAACCTTCTTGCATTGACGAAACACTAAAAGAAATATACGAACACTGTAGATACACGTATCATTTAATTTCTTGTGCGCCTGCAAAACTAGTATTGGCAGACGGCCGTAATGCTCATTTAATACAAGAAAGTCCAGATTGGTGGAAACAGAGATTCACTAAAGCAGGATTTAAAATTACATTTGATCACTATAAGGATTTTACAAAATGGTCAAAACAATTGAAAAAAGAAATGCCAGTTAAAGAGCTTATAATACTAGCGGAGAGGAATGGTTAAGATTTACGAGTCACCAGATGGAGGAGAAACAGTTTTTGAAAGAGACACGGAAACTGGTGAGCGTACTATTGTTTTAAAGAAAGAATATCCAGATTGGTGGATTGACGATCATGACTTTTCCGAAATACAACATTTAGCCAATCGGGGAAATAAAGGCTTGCAAAAATCACTAAAAGGCCTTAAACTAATATATCATCTGAGTAAAGGAACTGATAATGAGTAAATTGGCACTTAAAGATATTCTAGGAGCAGTCGATCTTAATGCAAAACAGGTATGGGACGAACTGACCGAAGAGCAAAGGAAGAGTGTTGTTTTCTTTACACTGAATAGATATATTAGTAATATCAAAGGCGGAACTAGAGAAGATAAAGAACATTTCCTACTAAATGGAAATGAACGTTTTAATAAGAATTTGTTTTTGTTACTAAACAAACACCCAAAACTACTATGGCAACTTGCTTGTAGTTGCGGACATGAATCTAAAAAGATTTATTTTCATGAGTGGTTAAAACTTAATAAAAGCAAAAACAAAAAAGAAGAATTTTTAGGCGAGTTGTTTCCTGATATGAAAAAAGCAGATCTTGAAACACTAGCAAATATTACTACAGACAAAGAAGTCAAAGAATATTGCAAAAACCTAGGTTGGGATAAAAAGCAGATCGATGGAATTAAATTATAAATGTGAATACTGCAACAAGTCTTTTGCTAAAGAAAAGACTTTGATTGTTCACGTATGCGAGCAAAAGCGTAGACATATGTCAAAGACTGAGAAGCACGTTCAACTTGCTCTCATGACCTATCAACGTTTTTATGATATCCAACAAAAAGGAAATAAATCTAAAAAAACATTTGACGACTTTGCGGCAAGCCCTTACTACAATGCATTTGTTAAATTTGGTAGTTTCATGTCAAATGCTAATCCGTTATATCCAGAAAAATTTATTGACTTTGTTATTAAGAGCGGAGTTAAATTAGATCACTGGTGTAGAGATGAATTGTACGATACATATCTGCAAGAATTGATCAAAATAGAACCTGCTGATGGTGCAATACAACGAACAGTAAAAACAATGATGGATTGGGCTCAAGATAAAGAAGCAGAATTTAATCACTATTTTAGATATGTAAATTTAAATAGAGCAACACACGATATAAAAGAAGGGCATATATCACCTTGGGTTTTACTAAACAGTATTACAGGTAAAGATATGCTCAAAAATATGAATGATGAGCAATTAGAAATTGTTAGTCCGATTATTAATCCTACATTTTGGATTAAACATTTCAAGACTCATCCAGCAGATGTTGAGCTTGTAAAAGAAGTAATTAAAGAAGCGAAGATAGACTAACATGAAAACGAGAACTTTAAAAGACGGTAAGGTTGTAAAAGAACTTGACAAACCTGTAAATTTAAGTATTATTACTAAATGTCCAGAGAAATGGAAAATAGTAGATATGGAAACAGGTCAAGAATATGTTTCAACAGGAACGTTTGAACTTTATAAACAATGGAAACTAGTAGTCAATGCCTGATATAGATATAGACTTTGCAGATAGAGAACGTGCATTAAATTTGTTTAAGCACGTGACAGCAAGTCGTATAGATGACGATAAACTTGTTAAACATAATACAGGTGTGTATATGCACGAAGTACCTCTTAATGCTGAGGAAAACTTATGTGCGGTACCTTACGAAGAAGCAGAAGATATTGAAAAGTATTTTAAAATAGATTTCTTAAATGTATCCCTGTATCAAGGGGTAAGAGACGAAAAACATCTACAACAACTCATGACAAAGGAGCCACTATGGGAATTACTCACGCACAGCGACTTCAGCGACAAATTATTTCACGTCGCAGGTCACTCTACCGTCCTAGAAACGATGAAGCCTCAGAGCATAGAACAACTAGCAGCCGTACTAGCAATGATAAGACCCGCGAAGAGACATTTGATTGGTCAGTCATGGGACACGGTGATGACACAAGTGTGGACGAAACCTGAAGACGGATCATATTATTTTAAAAAATCACACGCAACTGCATATGCTATTGGTGTTGTTGTTCATATGAATTTGATATGTGAGGAACTAAGCAATGGTGCATGAGTTTAACGATTATAGACAACCCAGACCTCCATTAGTTTATGGTTTTCCTTTCTGGACTGTTCCTAATTTTTTGATTCTTGATTATATAATTAAGTTAGGAATTTTTCTTTTATTAATTCCTGCGGTTTTAGGATTTAAACTTACAGCATTAGGATTACTTCTTAATTTTCTGTTGATAGATTATGTTGTATATAGACAGTATAGGTTAATGAGATAACATGGAAACTTTTATTCATACATTTACTGTGCCTGATAATGTGTGTGACGCACTTATCGAATATCACAAAGAAGAAAAAGAATATAAGTTTGAAGGCGCAGCAGGTTATGGTGGATCTGTAGACCACAACGTTAAACAGTCAGTTGATGTTAACTTTTTCAACAGCAGTAGAGATCCACGTATTCGAAATTATTTTGATTGTTTGCAGAAAGGCTACAACGACTACTGTGAACGGTATCAGATTAGTCATCTTCCTTTGAATACTTATGAAGTAAACATGATCCAATACTATCCACCAGGCGGCGGATTTAAAGTTTGGCATTGGGAACGTGATCGAGGAAACGATAATAGACAATTAGTTTATATGACATATCTTAACGATGTTCCGCACGGTGGCACTGAATGGAAATATCAAGAAGTTACACTTGAAGCAAAGAAAGGATTAAGTGTTATTTGGCCAGCGGACTTTGCTTGGGTACACAGGGGTGTGATAAGCCCTACACACGAAAAATATATCGCGACAGGCTGGTTTGTCTACTAACTAGACGGCTTTCTAACAAGCGTAATTGATTTACGCTTGATTCTTTTCATAATGATATTGTTAAGACTGGTCACAGGACCCATTGTTACTTTAACGTCTTTTGTGGTATAGTTACGTATAGCGTATCTAAAGTCATTAATCTCAGGTTTTAGGAAAATATTAATAGGTATTTGTCTATTGCTTTCCCACCACCATACATCGCCTAGATCTAAGAAGCGTTTTCTTTCCTTTTCTGAAGGTATAAGCTCATAATCATAGAAACTGGTAACGTTTGCATCTTGGTTTATAATGATGCCCACGTACTCTTTATCTCCATGCACTATTATGCTTATAAATGGAAAGTTCTGCTGTAGATTCTCTGTTATTCTCATATGATAAATATTATAAAGGTAATTGTAGTCATGCAAATTAACTCAATATATTTATATCCAAATATGGTCACGGTGTACCCAAATGTGGTATCATCTTGGACCGAGGAGAGATCAAGAATGGTATATGCTCGTAATGTTAAAATCTACAGGGGTGTAGATAATAGAATAGATTTCCAGGTAAGAAACGGAGATCAAAAACCCATTAATACAACAGGAACTGTTTTAGTTTTTCGTTTAATAGTTAGAGAAAACAAAGACCTTGTTTTACAGAAAGATTGTAGTTATGATGACGCTACAGTTGGAAGAGCATTTGTAACAATTACCGCATCAGAGCTTATTGATCTCGAGCCTGGGTTATATGATTACTCTATTACCAAAGAAACTAGAACTAATGATGCAGCAGGTGGATATACTGTAACAGCATCATCAACCACATACTTAGATAGCCAATATGATAGTTTAGGAACTATTGAAGTGTTTGGCGATGTACAAGGCGAAGCATACGATACTGTTGAAGTAACAAGTTTTAACAAAGTAATTAATTTTAATAGTGGAACTGATACAAACACAGAACCACCATTTGATACACCTCGACCAAACTATGCAAGACACACACCTACTACAGGATATGAAGAGTTTTATGTAAGCTCATTGTTTGATGGTAGACCAAATTTAACAACACCAAACAGTTTACATACATTCCAAATCTATTTAAACAGTTATGCAGGAGAGTTGGTGTTGCAAGGAAGTTTAGATAAAGGCGCTGCTCCAATTGAAGAAAATTGGACTGACTTACAATCTTGGACACTTTCAACTTCTGATTCCGATTTCTTTTACAATCAAATTGGTAAATTTAATTGGTTTAGATTCAAGCATACTCCGGATACAGATAACACAGGAACAGTTGACAAAGTATTATACAGATAGTATAATGCTAGTATGACTTTAGTTCTAGATAAATTTCGTAATCTACTGCCGCCACGAGCAAAAACAAGTCCTAGCGGTTGGACTTCATTTAATGCTCCTTGCTGTCATCATCGAGGTCATAATCAAGATAAAAGAAAACGTGCAGGTATTCGTTTTGATACAGGTGTAATATATAACTGCTTCAACTGTAAATTTACAGCTAGTTGGCAACCTGGTAGACCACTTTCCGAAAAATTTAAATCTTTATGTAAATGGTTAGGTGGAAGTGAAGACGAAATTAATGCTATGATTTTTGAAGCATTAAAAACTGAATCGCCAGAATACAAACCAAGAGAATCTAGTGTTAGAATATCTTTTACAGATAAAAAACTTCCGGAACATAGTTTACCTATATCAGAATGGTTAGATGTTGATTTTAACGATAATAAGCCATTAGAACAAAAGTTAGCACAAGTAGTAGAATACATTTATACTAGAGGCTACGATCCATTATCTAAAAACTTCTTTTGGTCTCCTAGTGACGGTTATGCTGAAAGAGTTATTATTCCTTTTTATTACAAAGGTAGAATTGTAGGTAATACTGCAAGAAAAGTAACAGAAGGAAGACCAAAATATATATCAGATCATCACTCACATTTTGTGTTCAACGTTGATCAACAGGAAGAAAATCAGAGATATATATTTGTAACAGAAGGACCGTTCGATGCACTAGCAATCAACGGTGTTGCACTTTTGACCAACAATATAGCAGAACAACAGTATAGAATTATACAATCGTTGGGACATGAAGTTATTGTTATTCCTGATCAAGATATAGCAGGCGTTAACTTGATTAAAAAAGCAGAAGAGTTTGGTTGGAGTGTTGCATTTCCTAATTGGGAAAGCGATATAAAAGACGTGTCAGATGCTGTTCAAAGATACGGCAGGCTCTTTGTAACAGTTGATGCAATTAAAACAGCAATGTCGGGTAGCATTAAGCTCAGCGTTGCTAAAAAGAATTTTGAAAAGAAGGTACTTGAGAATGAGTAGTTTAATAGGATGGATTAAAAGAAAGTACTATGCTTTCTTAACTAAAAGAAGGCTTAAGAAAATGAGAAAACAAGATCCGTTCATATACAAGTAGGAAGAATAATGAGTGAATTTAAAATCGGCATCTATAATTTATTAAAAAGAATTATAGGTGGTTCGAGTCTAACCTTAGCGGTTATATATACACTAGGTCATATTGTAATTGCAATGTTATGCAATAGATTAATAACTGGTGCTGACTTGGATCTTGCCGCAATAGATGCAGTTGTAGAACCTATAATAAACGGCGTTTGGTTTTACTTATTGCATACAACATGGAAAAATTATAATAGAGTTTAGTATATGATAATTTGGGGAATTAGTGCCAACAGCCACGATGCTTCTTTGGCAGTGTTTCAAAAGGACAGTATTTTTTCAAAACTAGAATTACTGTTTGCAAGTCATTCTGAGAGATTCAGCGGATTGAAAAATGATCCTCACCTAAATAAATCTTTGTTAGATTATGCAAGGCAATGGGGAGAACCTGACGAAGTAGTTTGGTATGAAAAACCTTTTAAGAAAACACTAAGACAATTATATGCTGGACAAGGTTGGAATTGGAATATTAATAATATTAAAACCTACTTAAAGCAATATGGCATTAATGCACCCATTAGTTACAGTAGCCATCATGAAAGTCATGCAGCCGCAGGATACTACACAAGCGGATTTTCAGATGCAACTATAGTTTGTATCGACAGTATAGGAGAGTTTGAAACATTTACTGTTTGGGAAGGTAAAGGAAACGAAATTACAAAAGTATATTCTCAAGGGTATCCTAACAGCATAGGACTTTGGTATAGTGCAATGACACAACGTATAGGACTAACTCCTAACGAAGATGAATATATTTTAATGGGTATGTCAGCGTATGGAGATTATAGAAAGTTTTATGATTCAATGAGAGAAGAATTTTTTGAATTAGGTCCTCATAGTCACTGGATTTTTCCTGAAATAAAATTCAAACACAATTTACATAGAGGTTGTAAATGGTGGAGAGAATCTCATAATAAATGGACTGACAAAATACATATCGCTGCCGCAACTCAAACAATATACGAAGAATTGTTTTCTGGTATACTTGATTATTGTAATAAAAAATATAAGAGTAAGAATTTAGTTGTAATGGGTGGGTGTGCTCTTAATTGCAAAGCAAATAGTCGTGCATTTAATCATTACGAAAAAGTTTGGATTATGCCTAATCCAGGAGATGCAGGGTCAAGCATTGGTGCTGTTCTTGCTAAACAAAGAACACATATAGATTGGAACACGCCGTATCTTGGATATGACATAGAGCAAGAATATCCAGTAGACAAATTATTTAAAGAATTAAAAACAAATAAGATAGTAGGTGTAGCAAATGGCAAAGCAGAATTTGGACCTAGAGCATTAGGAAACAGAAGTTTACTTGCAGATCCTAGAGGAAAGGATATGAAAGACAAGGTTAATAAGATTAAAAAGAGACAACGATATAGACCTTTTGCTCCTGTAATACTTGCTGAACACGCAGAAGAGTTTTTCTATGGACCAGTTGGACCATATATGCAATATACATCTATTTGTAGAAGACACGAAGAATATCCTGCTATTAGTCACGTTGACAAGACTTCTCGTGTACAAACAGTAAGTAAAAGTGATAATTCAGGTTTAAGAGAACTTTTGGAAAGATGGTATGTAAAGACAGGGTGTCCTATGTTATTAAACACTAGTTTGAACATTAAAGGAAAACCTATGGTAAATGACAAAAAGGATGCAGAAAAGTTTGCTCGGAAGTATGGTGTGAGTGTATACTAATAGTATTAAAGGAAAGAATTAATGTCGTCTAAAAATTATGATTATGAAGTACAAAAACTGTATCTAGAAATGATGCTAAGTGATGCTGAGACATTTGTTAGATGTCAAGGTATTTTTGACTATTCGTTGTTTGACAGAAAGTTGCAAGACGCAGCTCAATTTGTAAACGAGTATGCAAAAAAATATACTGTACTTCCTGATTTTGATACTGTGAATGCAAACTGTAAAACAGATTTAAAACCTGCAGGTGAACTTAAAGATGGACACTTAGAATGGTTAATGGACGAATTTGAAAGTTTTACTAGACATAAAGCATTAGAAAGAGCAATTATTAATTCAGCAGACTTACTTGAAAAGAACGAATATGGACAAGTTGAAAGACTAGTTAAAGAAGCAGTACAAATAGGATTAGCAAAAGATATGGGTACAGATTATTTTGCTGATCCAAGAGGCAGATTAACATTATTAAAAGATAACAACGGACAAATTAGCACAGGCTGGTCAACGCTAGATAGAAAACTATTTGGAGGCATGAACAGAGGCGAACTTAATATTTTTGCAGGCGGATCAGGTGCAGGTAAATCTTTGTTCCTTGCTAACCTAGGTGTAAACTGGGCATTAGAAGGATTGAATGTAGTTTACTTAACACTTGAACTTTCAGAAGCATTGGTTAGTATGCGTATAGATAGTATGGTAACTGGAATGCCAACTAGAGATATTTTCAAATCTATCGATGATGTAGAAATGAAAGTTAGAATGATTGGTAAAAAGTCTGGTGCTATGCAGGTCAAGTATATGCCAAGTGGTAAGACTGCTAACGACATTAGAGCATATCTAAAAGAGTATGAAGTTAAAACAGGACGTCGAGTTGATGTATTGTTAGTAGACTATCTAGATCTTTTAATGCCAATTAGTAGACGTATTGCTCCTAGTGATTTGTTTATTAAAGACAAATATGTTTCTGAAGAACTAAGAAACCTTGCAATGGAATTACAATGTGTTTTTGTAACTGCATCACAGTTAAACAGAGGTGCGGTTGAAGAAGTCGAGTTTGATCATTCACACATTTCAGGGGGATTAAGTAAAATTCAAACAGCAGATAATGTGTTTGGTATTTTTACAAGTCGTGCTATGCGTGAACGTGGACGTTATCAAATACAGTTAATGAAGACAAGAAGTTCGAGCGGTGTAGGACAAAAAGTAGATTTAGAATTTAATATAGATTCTTTAAGAATTACAGACTTACCAGAAGACGAACAAGAATCAACAAATGGATCTAATAGAGGATCTAGTTCTATTATTGATTCTATCAAAAGAAAAACTGAAGTACAACGTGAACCCAGTGATGATCCGACTGACGGAGTTTCTGTAGGAAAAGTTGCAGGAAAAGTCGAATCGACAAAATTAAGAGAAATTTTGCATAACATGGGTAACGATGAAGAATACTAAAGTAACACTCTACAAGTTTGATAAAGACTCAGACGTTTTTGAATTTTTAGATATAGATTGGCCTAAAGTGCAACGCACTATAGGAAAAGATCAAATACAATGGCTATGGGAACTTCCTAGAGAACAAGGTCAGTTGTGTTTAGAAATTGATACAAAAGGAAACAAAAGTTTAGTTGCAGAATTCTATGATAGTAGAATAGCACAGAAATATGCAATGATGTGGTCGTAGTATGAACATACAATTTATTTTTCCTAATTTTTTAGCAGAAGAAATAGTAGACATAGACTGTAAAAAAATTGTAGATTACTGTAAAGAATTAGAAAAGCAAAGGCCGTCATATCATAGTAATGGATGGCAAAGTGGGAGTGTAGATTTAAATACACCTGAACTATCTGAATTAGTTAATCATATTAGAAACAAAATTCCTCACTTTGCTGAAGCATACGGTTTAAAAACAAATGCTGATCCTATTGTTTCTGATATGTGGATTAATAGAAATAGTCAAGGTCCACAAAATGCTTTTAACACAGAACCACACTTTCATGCTAATCACTGGATTAGTTTTGTGTTCTATCCCGAAGCAGATGAAGATTCTGCTCCGTTGGTTTTGTTGAATCCAAACAGCATAATCGAATATGCAATTCCTTCTAACTTAATTGCACACGATACAATATTAAATTCGCACCGCATGGTTGTTAATCCTAAAACAGGTTTACTTATTGCATTTCCTAGTTGGATACTACACTGGATTGATCAGGTGCCTACACCACAAGATAGATACAGTATTGCACTTAATCTAACACTTTCGCATATTGCTAATAGATAGCATAAATATAGTATGCGCATTAAACAAGTCACAGAAAGATCAAAATTCGTCTCTATCAATCGCAGATTAAATCCTAAACTGTGGAAAGACGATGCTCTCAAACCTGAAATAAAAGCATCTCTAATTAAGATAGCAGAAAAGTTTGAAGAGTTCATAGGTATCGAACTTGATGTAGTAGATTATACTATCACAGGATCTAATGCAAACTACACATGGACTGAATACTCTGATTTAGATCTTCATATTATTGTTAAAGGTATTCCAGATGACAAAGAGCGTGAACTATTCAACGCTAAGAAAGCATTATGGGCAGAAGAACACAATATCACAATCAAAGGACTTCCTGTAGAGTGTTATGTTCAAGGAGAAGATGAAGAACATCATTCAACAGGAGTATATTCTATAGTAGCAGATCAATGGTTAGAGAAACCAAAAAAAGTTAAACCGTCAATTGATGACGCTGCTATTAGAGCAAAGAAAAATAGTATTATGCACGATATAGAAATTGCTTTACTTTCTAACGATGTTACTAAGTTAAGATTAGTAAAAGAAAAAATTACAAAGATGCGTAAAGCAGGATTAGAACGTGCAGGCGAATGGTCTACGGAAAATGTTACATTTAAACTATTAAGAAATGTAGGTGTTATCGACAAGATAACTTCAAAGATCAAAGAACTTGAAGACCAAGAACTAAGCCTAGAACAAGCTCCCGTACTAAACTAGCCTATAAATATAGCTGTATATAACAGCTATGAAATATGATCTAAACGACATCGAATGTAAAATATTTTTTGAATCTGATTCTGAATTCGAAGAGATCAGACACGAATGTCTTAAAGAAGATAACTGGCTTAAAGAAAATTATACCAAAGAAAATCTAGTAATAGAAGACCATTCAGGTTATGGTGTGTTGTTTAAAAAAAGCACAGGCCAACCGATCATAATGGGAGGAGTTTTTAATGATGGAAGATTTCCTCCTAATGTAGCACGTCACTTTAATAGAATATATACCTTTCCAGAGTTTAGAATGAAACCTTCTGAAATGCTACAAGGTTTCACAGTATCATGTATACTAGTTGACAAGTTAAAAGAAATTAATAATTACGATGTTTATATAATGACCATGCAGAATCGTAAAAAGAAATCTAGAGGTTTCTGGGACGTATGGGTACACTATATGAATGAGGCAAGTAATAATGCATGGACAAAAGGAAATGGTTATATTCAATCATGTCCACACAATGTTCAAAAGTGTTGGCAAAATTTTGTATGGCAAGAAACTGTTCCAGGTGCGTTCTCATCATGGAATCCTAAAATAATAGATCACGAGATGTGGTCTAGTCTAGATGAAGGCAAATAAATACTATAGAGGTGGTAACACAAATGCTTCAAGTTTATAATCAAATCGACACCTGGATCCAAGAAATTATCAACGACGATCCTATTAGACCTAACCTATCCGCAGAGTTCCGAATAAACAAAAGTGCAGAAATTTTTGCACTGTGGAGTGAACAATCTCTAGGTGCAGTCTGTTGTGTTAGATACACACAAGGTATACCTGAAGATATCAGCGATATGCAAGAACGTTCTACAAGCTCTGCAGATACTGCTGTGTTCTATACTCTTTGGAGTTATGTAAAAGGATCAGGTAGAGATCTTGTACAACTAGCATCTGCTCATATTCAAGATGAAAAACCACACATCAAAAATATTGTAACATTAAGTCCTAAAACAAGAACAGCAGAACGCTTCCATCTTCGCAATGGTGCAACTACATATAGAGTGAATGAAGACTCAGTTAACTATGCTTATCGGCTAGTTAATGACGTGTTGTGATATAACCATCAAACTCAACCAAATCCAAAGTGTGTTAAATCCCACTAGGGTTGGCAGCAGTTTTTTGTTACTAGCCCAAATCAATGTCATCGAAGTTGCAAGACTAATAAAATAGAGTTGCCAAATATTAATACCAAAGATTAATGCAGGTATAATAATAATTGCTTTGGCTATCCAACTTGCTGCTTCTATAATATTATAGTCTGTCCAATATTCTCTCGTAAACCACATCTTATAACAGTTAAATATGTTACGCCATCCGCTGTGCGTGTATACTATACTTGTAAGTACTATCCAGCCAGTAATGGCAAAAACGATTTGTTCTAGAGTCATATAAAATTCCTATTCCTGTAATATATTTACGATTTATTATTGCTCAAAACTGCAATACTGGAAAAATAATACTTGACTTAATTACTTGATTATTATAATATAAAAAGTATCTGCTTGTAGCTCAGTTGGATAGAGCGTCAGTTTGCGGAACTGAAGGCCGGAGGTTCGAATCCTTCCAAGCAGGCCAATAACAATAACAAAAAGGCAACAATGATAGAAAAACAATTC